CCTGGTCGAAGGCGTCGGTCTTGACGCGCATCGTGGCCAACTCGGCTTTCAATGGTTCGAGGGTGTTTTTCAGCTCATTAAAGGCGGTCAGTGCGCCCTCGACGGCGGTTTTGGTCTCCTGGTCTAAAGCCATATGCGGTGTCCTTACAGTTTGAATTGGTTGAAAAGTGTGCTCAGTTCCGCGGTTTCGATCACAGCCTCGCGCTGCGGTGCGATCGCGTGGTACCCCTTGGCCAGAACGCCTCGCGCGTCGCCCCGGGACATGCCTGCCTCGCGCAGGATTCTTTCGATCTGTTTCGGGGACAGCTTCGATTTGCTGCCGTCGTCCGGCTCGTCCGAATCATCGTCCCCAATCAGGCTCATGGCCTGGCGGGTGAGCTGGGCGACGGTGGCCAGCGTCTCGGCGGTCGGGGCCATGTCCCCGGCGGCGTAGGCGTCGCACACCCCGGCGGCCTGGTGCAGGTCGTAGGCGGCGTCGATGTCCGCGGCCGCGGCCTTGACGGCGGTGATCGTGGCCTGGTCGTTCATCGGGAAGGTGACGAGCGACACCTCCCACAGGTCGAGCTGCTTCAGTGTCCGGGTGCCGGTGTCGTAGTCGTAAGTGGCTTCCTTCGTGCTGTAGCCGATGGACATGGAGTCGAGCGCGCCCATCTTGGCCAGCGTGTACGCCTCGTTGCCGCGCGGGGTGTCGGCGAACCGGCCCTTGACGTACAGGCCCTTGTCGGTCTCGGTGGCGGCGTCCCAGACGCCGATCAGCTCGCCGGTGTCGTGCTGCCAGAGCATCTTGGGCTTGCGGACGGCCAGCGAGTCCTTGAACGCCCCGGGCAGGATGATGTCGTCCCCGGCGTCCTTGTTGCCGAAGGTCGACGCCCAGCCCTCGACGGTGCGGTCGTCGCCGTCCGCCTTCAGTTCGAGGGCGAAGCTCTTGTGCGTGATCTTCATGTGGTGCTACCCGTGGTTGAGTTGAATGACGTGGCCGGTGGACAGGTCGCCGGCGAAGTGCGCGACCATGAACGGCTTGCCGGCGAAGGAGGCGGTGGTGCGCGTGAGCATCACCCGCCCGTCGGCGTAGAGAACTTCGGACTTGATCGTGATGGTGAGTTCGGACTGCGGGCGGAAGTCGGCGGAGATGACGTTGCCGTGCTGCGAACGGATGCGAGTCATTCGTGCGTTAAGCATCTGATTCAGAATAAAAAAGTGTGCATCGACAATTTATTGTGTTCTCCGCGCTCCCCGCCGGGTCACCCGGGCGGTCCATTTCCTCGCCATCCACGACGAACTTCTCGTCCATCGGGATCGGATCACTCCCCGCCATGTCCGCGTGGGCCGGTCGCGTGCGGCTGTCGAGTGTCGGTGCCCATTCCTTGAGCATCGTCACGCCCAGCCGGTCCTCGGCGGCGCGGACGCTCTCGGCGCTGGCGTAGTTCGCGGCGGCGTGTGTCTCGGTCCGGGCGATCAGTTCGGCCCGCCAGTCGGACAGGTCGGTGACGGACTGGATGCCGTCCGCGATGGCGGCGGTGCCGAGCCCCTCGTCAAACCCGTCCGAGATGGCCTTCAGAACGTCCGCCTCGGTGGTGTCCGCGATCTGCTTCGACCGCTTCAGCCCCTCGGTGTGAATCCACTGCTGGGCGAGGTCGGCGAACAGGTCGTCCTCGGCCACGGCCTTGAACTGGCGGCTCTTCACCTGATGCAGCGCCAGCGCCCCGAAAGCCGGGACGACCTTGGCGTAGTGGGCCTTGAGTGAGTCGAATAACTGATTCTGGTGCTTGTCCACCAGGTGGAAGAAGTTGGGCACGCCGTGCTCGCGGTACAGGTCCGCGCAGGCGGTGATGAATTCGTTCTTGTCGGCGACGATCTTGCCGCGGAGTCGGTCCTCGAAGCGGTCCATCGTGGCCAGGAACACGCGGTGGTACGCGGCGCGCGTCACCATCAGCCGTAGACGAGCTTCGTCAGGTGTTCGGCCCGCTCGACGGTGTAACCCTCCTTCACGAGCCACGCGCGGTGCTTGGCGGCGGCGTTCGGATCAACCGGCGGCGGAGCCTCCGGATTCGGCGTGGTCGGCACCTCCGCCGGCCCCTGGTAGTTGTCCGTCAGCGGGTCGTTAACCGAGTCCACGTTCGTGTTCGTGGCCAGCGCCACGATGCTGCCGTCCTCGCCGAGGAGCACGCCCCGGCCTTCGAGTAAAAGGGCCTTGCCCAGCTTGTGCGGGAAGTCGTCCATCCCGAGGGCGCGGCGCTTCTCGTCGATGGTCATGAAGTTCGCCTGCGTGATGCGGCTGAATTTCTCCTTGCGCCGCGGCTCCAGGGCGGCGATCGCGTCCTCGTCGTACCACAGGTACAGGTCGTCCCCGTACCGCGGGGTGAGCCAGCGGTTGAACCCCTCCAGGAACCAGCACAGCAGCGGGATCACGGTGTCGGTCCAGAACGACAGCGTCGCCTGCTCGAAGTTGGCGAACGTCGAGTCGCCGGGGATCTGCAAGAGTTGGGACGGCACCCCGAACACCAGCCCGATGTCCCGGGCCGAGCTGTCCTTGGCCTTCAGGAAGTCCATGTCCTTCGGGTTGAGGGACATCTCCTGCCACTTCAGCCCGCCTTCCAGCAGGAGCGGACGGCCGGCGTTGTGCGACCCGCTGTACTGGTCGTCGATCATCTCCTTGACCCGCTGGTACTGGTCGTCCGAGAGGGTGGCGGGCTTCCCGTCGGCCCCCTCGACCATGAGCGCGCCGGACGGCCGGGCCTCGTTGTCCAGGAGCTTCTTGTTCCACAGGTTCCCGCCGTTGTGGATGTCGATCCCGAAGGCCGCGGCGAGCATCGGCGGCAGGCCGTACCACGGGCTGAGCGGGTTGAACGTCTTGAACTGCAGGACCGCGGCCCGGCCGGAGACCTGCTCGACCGGGTAGACGAGGGCGGGGGCCGTGGGCGTCGGCTTGTACTCGAACTGCTTCGGGAACAGGGCCGGCCCCGGCTCGACCTTGACCTTGCCCGGGTTGAGCATCTGAAGCTCGGTCGGCGGACCGGGTTTCCGGGCCATCGGGTTGATCCCGTTGCCGAACACGTAGGCGTTGCCGCCGGTCAGGTAGTAGCTGACCAGGTAGCGCATGAACTCCTTCCCGGACTGGGTCGGGTTCGGGTTGGCGAGCAGGTCGAGCAGCGGGTGGTCATCCACCTTGACGAGCTTGTCGCCCGTCCGCCGGTAGAGGGTCGGTTCGACCGAGGCGATACTGGAGGCGATCTTGTTGACGCAGGCGTTGACCACCGCGTTCTGGGCGAACCCCTCGGTGGCGAGGCGGTCGAAGGCGGCGCCGGTCAGGGAGCCGCGCCCCGTTCCCAGCCCGAGCAGGAACGAGGCGTTCTTGACGTCGGCGACCGGGGACCCGGCCTTGCGGCGGAAGGGCCAGGGCATCAGAGGCGGCGGATGCGGAACTGGGTGGCAGCCGAGAGCTTCATCCAGTTCAGGAACTGCGTGGTCGAATCGACCTGATCATCGTGCGATGCGTTTGGGAACTGGAGCATTTCCATCTCGTAATCGGTTAGCCACGCGGCCTGCGTGGGGAGGTAGACCCGCCCGGCCTCGACGAGGGCGGAACAGGCGGCGGCGCGGGTGATCTTGTCGGCCTCCGGGTTGATGGCGATGATCGGCAACTGCGTCTCGCGGCGGAGGTCCTGCAGGAGTTGTTGACCGGACGCCTTATCTTCGATCAGAATCACGTCGGGCAGCCAAGCGGATGCCTGACTGACCACGAGCGTCTTCAAATCCGGGTATTCGAGCCGGCGGACGACAACCTGAAGCAGGTCCCACCCGCCGTGCCGCTCGCCCCAAGTGGTGCAGCAGCTCGGGTCGTTGATCTGGCTCGCCTTGATGGCCGTATCCCAACTTTGGACGACGCGGAGGTATTTCTCCTCGCGGATCTCGTACCGCTGGAACCAGTGCGATTTGAACATCCCCCCTTCGGCCGGGGCGGGTCGTTGCTGGTACTGCCCGGCCCAGGCGTAGCTGCCGATGTCGGTTTTGAGGCGCTCGATGGCCTCGGCGTCTTCCCGCGCGGGGTGGAGCGGCTCGCCGGGCTTCCGGGTCACCTTCACCCGGCCGAAGTCGATGACCGTTTTCACCTCGGCGACTTGCGGCAGGCAGGCGTGGAACCAGCCGCCCTTTTTCAGCAGGTGACCGGTCAGATCGCTGTCGTGGAGCCGCTGCATCACCAGCACGATGACCCCGTTCTTTTTGTCGTTGAGGCGGCTGGCGAACGACTGGTCGAACCACGTCAGGGCCTGCTGGCGCTGCACGTCGGACAGTGCCTGCATCGGGTTGTGCGGGTCGTCCACGATCAGGAAGTTGCCGCCCTCGCCGGTGACGGACCCGCCGACCGAGGTGGCATACCGCATCCCGCGCCGGGTGGTGACGAACTTCTCTTTCGTGTCCTGGTCGATCGCCAGCGTGACGCCGGGGAAGGCGCGGGCGAACCAGTCGGATTTGATGACGAGCCGGCAGTCGGTCGAGTGCTTCAGGCTCAGGCTGTGGCTGTAACTCGCCGCGATGATCTTGCGGGACGGGTCGTTGCCGAGCAGCCACGCCGGCCACGCGACGGTGACCGACACCGACTTGAGGTACCGGGGCGGGACGTTGATGACGAGCCGCTTGATCTCCCCCCGGGTGCAGGCTTCGAGCAGTTCGGCGATGTAATCGACGTGCCAGTTGTGCTGATACTCGGCCCCGGGATCGACGGTCGTGAACGCCTTGCGGGTGAACGCCGCCAGCCGCGTCCGCAGCAGCGCGTCGAACGCCTGCCGGTCAGTCGGCCTTGGCATACTCCGCGAGGAGCGACTTGTCTTGTTCGGGTAGGGGTTGGGTGTTGACGTTGACGCTCACGTTGCCGTCGGAGAACATGCCCAGTGTCTTGGCGAGGCTGTCCAGTGCGCCCTTCTTGTCGGAGAGCTTGATCTTGTGCAGGTGGCTCTCGACCATAGGCTCGCCGTTCTCGTCCGTCATCTTGGACACTTTCTTGTCCACTTCGAGGCCCGAGATGGCGGCGGCGGTGTCGTCGTCGAGTTCGTGGATCGGGAGTAGTACGCCGTTCGCGTCGAACGCCTTGCGGACGTCGAGGAAGGCGAGCTTGGCGTATTCGGCGAGCACTCGGTCCACGGTCACGTCGTGGCGCTTGAGTTGGCGGGCCTTGAGGTCGGTGATGTAGGCCGTGATCTTGACGTTCTCCAGCAGCTCGAACGCCTTGCGGCTGATGCTGGCAGGCTTCATGCCGTCCGCGTCATAGGCGAGTCGGTACGCCTCGGTCGCGTTGCCGAGCTCGATGTACCTCTGGCAGAACGCTTCTTGCTTGGGGGTTAGGTCATGGGACATGGGGGTTACGCGGTTGTGTCTGCCGGGGTGCGGCGGTGGCATCCCTGTTCGGGATTGTTGCTTCGCGCGCTGTAGCCTCTCCCGGCCGGGCTGTCTGGAATGAAAAACCCGCCTCATACGAGCGCGGGCCTGGGGGCAAAATCCGGACGAACGAAATCGCCTTGTTAATTACTACTCCCACGTTTCGATCCTTCGCGCAAGCACTATTTTCGCCCCCGTGAAGCCCCGCACACCTGCCGGCACTCCGACCCGCACTTGTCCAGGCAGTCCTTCTTCTCGTCCCAAACGACTTTCACCGCCTCGCACAGGGAATCGAACGCGGCCACCACGGCGTACCCCTGCCGCCCGAAGAGCGGGTAGGCGTCCGGGTTGGCCTCCTCGTCGCAGATGTCGCGCAGGAGCCGCTGGCTGGCCAGGTTCTTGACACCCCGGAGCACCCGGAGGTAGTCGGTGTCCTCCATCGGGATGGGCTTGTCCTCGGCCTGCTCGTCGTCCCGCTTGACCAGGAGTATACCGACCTTCATCCCGACGGGCGCGAGGAACAGCTTCCGCATGGTCAGGAACTGGACGCCGTAGAAGTGGTGGTCGGCGGCGATGATCTCGTGGTTGTAGAGCTGGTCGATCAGGAGCGGGGCCTCGATCTCGGCGTAGCACACCTTGCCGTGGCGGTCCTTGCCGTAGGTCATGCCCCGGCGGAGGGCGATGTGTTCGGGGACGGTGTCTTCCGGTCGGCCGTCGTCATTGTACATCCACCACCCCCAGCGATTTGACTCTGACAGTGCCACAAGATGTGGTCCCGCGCAACAAGTCTTTATGGGTTCCTTATGCGCCGAGATGATTTTGAATCGGTGTGCAGGGGGATGACGTGCCACGGCGTCAGGACAGGAGATTGCGATCACCAACCGGGCCGTGGCACTCCGAGGACTGTAGCGCATCCGCCGTAAGGTGCAAGCGTTTTTTCACCCATCGGACTCGACGGACGGGCTCGACGCACCTCGACACAACCGTCTGTCGAGGTTTTACGGTTTTCGATCAACGGGTTGCAACCGGATCGACACACCGACGGTCGATTTTCTCCTATACGACCAACGTGCGCCCGCCATGCGCACGCTCCCGCGCCTATGGCGCACGTCATATGCGCGTATCCTGCGCCCCCGTATTACTCTCTATAATATTTTATCTGTCGAGTGTGTCGAGCAATAGGTAAGCGTCTGGAAAAGTATGGGTTTTACCTCGACACACGCCGTCTGTCGAGCATCTGTCGAGTGTGTCGAGTACGGGCATAAAGAACGCATAAATATCCGCTTGACCTACCCGGTGAGGCGGTCTACGGTCTGAGGCGCGATCATCAAAAACCGGCTGCGTCATGTCCGACATCCTCTCCGACTTCACCCATTCGATTCGACGGCTCGGGCTTACCCCGCCCGACCGAGTCCTGGCCGACGGCAAAATCCACCGGTTCCGCTCCGGCCCCGAGGGGGACGAGAACGGCTTCTACCGCTTGTGCGTCCTCCCGGCTCACACAGGAGGCGACATCGGCTTCGGCCTGATCGGCTGCTGGAAGCGGGGGGTGAAGGAGAAGTGGTGCAGTCGTGAAGCCGGTACGCTGGCCGAGCCCGACCGCGTGGCGATCCGCAAACTCCGCGAGGAGCAGCGGCGGGCCGAG